GAGGTTTTGTGTTAGCTACATTAGATTTTCCAAATACAAGCGCGCAAAGCTCAAGCGATATAACAGTTGCATATACAGGAGCGGCTGTTTCTCATCCAGTAATGTTAGCTATTCCAGATGGTTCAGCCCCTGCAAATACTAATTATACAGCATGGGTATCAGCTGCAAATACAGTTAAAATAAGATTTAACAATTATAGTAGTGGTTCTATAAATCCTGCTTCTGGTCAATTTACAGTATTTGTTTTAAATTTATAAAAACAAACTAAAAAAAAGATAAACATGAAACAACTCCTTCCCCTCTTCCTCTTCCTTGTCCCTTTCCTTGCATGGGCACAGTATCCGAGCAATGGCAATCAAAAGATAACGCTTGGAGAACAGACGACTGCCGATGGGCTTATTTGGCGGGGCGTGGCGGCTGATACCACATTGACCGCAAAGAGCGACACGGCTGCTTATTTTGTACTTGATACGGTAAACATAAATCTTTACACTTACAAGGCTTCAGCAACGGGTCGAAAGTGGCGGCAACTTGGAGCGGATACAGCAAGCCTAAACCTTGTATCTCGCTTTGCGGTTAAATTAAACATAAGCGACACGGCTTCGATGCTTACAAATTATTACCGTAGTGGCAGGACTGGAATTATTCAAGCATCGGATGTTCCTACTTTAAATCAAAATACAACAGGTAGCGCAGCAACTTTGACAACAAGTAGGACTTTTCAAACAAACCTTGCATCAACATCAACTGCCTCATTCAATGGTAGTGCAAACGTAACACCTGGAGTAACGGGCACTTTACCTGTGGCAAATGGGGGAACAAACACATCAACTGCATTTACGGCTGGTTCAGTTGTTTTTGCTGGAGCAAGTGGAACATATACGCAAGATAATTCTGGTATATTTTTTGATAATACTAATAATAGGCTGGGAATAAACACGGCATCTCCTTTAGGGTTATTGGAAGCAAGAAGTACAGTTGGAGGTACAAATAATGGATTATTTTCATTATATGAAAATTCTGGGACTTCACCTTATTTTCTTTTTCGAAAAGCAAGAGGTACTCCAGCTTCACCTTCAGCAGTTCAATTAAATGATGGAACGGGAGAGTTATCATTTCAAGGTTATCATCCTGATGGTTTTGACAATGCTGTTGTTTTAAGAGCATTTAATTATTTAGCACCTGGTGCTTCATATTTAAATGGTGGTTTTAAAATTCTTATTAATTCACAAGCAGGTGGTGGTTTAGCAGAAAGAGTAAGTATTATAAGCAACGGAAATTTTGGTATAAATATTTCAGTACCAACAGAAAAACTACACGTTAGTGGCAATGCAAGAATAGATGCAATGAATGGAATAAACGATATAGGAGCAGATGCTAATGGTGTTTTACAAGCCGCAACTTCGGATATGAATTTAAAAAATACAATAGAAAATAGTCCTTTTGGATTAAATGAAATTTTACTTTTAAATGCTGTCACTTTTTTATATAATGATACAGACAGAAAAATAGATAGTGACGTAAAAGAAGTTGGTTTTATTGCTCAAGATGTTTTTGACATTATACCAAACGCGGTATCATCAACAGGAACAGGAGATTTACAACTTGATTACAGGGCAATAACTGCCACATTAGTCAAAGCCATCCAGGAGCAACAAGCCCTCATCAAAGCCCTTGAACAAAGAATTATTAACCTCGAAAATAAATAAAATGAGATACCTATTTTTATTCCTTCCCTTGTTTTCCTTTGCGCAAGACGTTGTCAAAGACACGGTGTACATCCAAAAGCAAGGAAACATTTATTACATTATTCAGCAAACCACTTTGTCGGATTCAACAGTCACAGGCTCAAAGCAAATATTAGGCGATAGCGCAACTGCCATTCAAAGCCTTGTCACTGATGCTGAAAGGCAAAGCAATACGATTGCCATTCATGCCAAGCCTATTATTACAAAGGGCAAAGCGGTGCAAAGGATTAATTACTACAATGATTTGCACGTTCAAATAAGCGGTAAGCCTGTGTATTTTACAACGGCACAAAGAGACACGGCAAAGTTTATAGGAGACTGGAAACTAAATTTTAACGGTGAAATCATTGATGGAGTAATTGAGTTAAACGTAAATAAGCGTTTAATTTTCAACCCAGACAATGGCAAGGTGTACACCATTTCAACCAATCTACTTTTATCTACATTTACCAATCAAGTTTCCTTTGCCTTCAACGGTGTTAGGTACGATTGTTACAAATACGCTGATGGCAAGTTTGCAACGGTGGATGGGGATGTGAGATTAATAAAACTTGAATAATGAAAGCAGTTATTTACAACATTTTTAAACTTGGCTACGATGGCATTGCCTATTCAATTTGTTGCGGAGTGCTATTCTCGTTTTTCTTACCCATCAAACATTTCTTGATATTTACAATCTTTGTTGTTTTTGCAGACACGGTCACGGGAATCATGGCGGCAAGGAAAAGGGGAGAGGCGATAACGAGCAAAGGGCTTTATCGCACATCGCAAAAGGTGGTTGTTTACTTTGTTGGCATCATGATTTTTGAAGGTGCAAAAAATACTTTTAGCTTACCTTTAAACATTACTTACATGGTAGCCTTTACCATCGCCACAACGGAGCTTTATAGTATTTCAGAAAACATAAAGTCAATGACTGGAGTAAATATTGGAACGCTAATTCTTAGATTTTTCAGACGTTAAAAACAAATAATATGCAAACTAATTTAAAAGATGCCCTTAAAAATGCAGATACAATTTCCAGTCCTTTAGGAGACGTGAGTTGTTACGCTTTCAATTTTGCAGAACTTGCACAAGAGGTAAATGTACTTCTTACTGATGATGGAAAGAAGGTCAAATTTACATGGCGAGAATATGTTAAACTTGCTCAAATCATTTGGGATAAAATCAAGGAGACAAGCCGCGAATGTGCTGGGAAAGAGATTTCGGTTAGTTTACCGCCAAAATTTTCTATAATTTCCGCAGCTTTTTCGCTCATCGGATTTAAATTATAGGCGCAGAGAATCGCTACCTTAGTGCCAAGGGGAGTTGATTAATTTCTTCTCCCCTTAAAAATATAAAACATGAAAGCAAATGAATTTTTAATATGCCTTGATGCCGGGCACGGTGGCATGAGAAACGGAACAGGCCCAGAGAAATATGTTACCTATCCTTCAAAGTGCTATCAACATCGCACAGGCAAGTTTCATTCGTATGGATGGTTTTTTGAAGGAGTGTTTAATCGCTCTTTAGCTAACTATTTAGAGCAGTACCTCCTTGACTATGGCTTTTCAGTTAAAAAGATATACGAGCCTATCAATGACACAACATTGAATAAACGCTGCCAACTTGCCAACTCCTACGCATCTGTAGCTAAACACTCTGTCCTTGTTTCTATTCATGGCAATGCAGCCGCAGCAACAACTGCCAGAGGATGGGAGATATTTACATCACCTGGACAAACGAAAGCGGATCTGCTTGCGACTTGCATTGGAGAGCAGGTAAAGAGTAGTACACCAGGCTGGGTGCATAGAGCTGATTATTTAGATGGTGATTTGGATAGGGAGGCAAGGTTTACCATGCTTACAGGTGTATCTATGCCTGCGGTGTTGTCGGAGAATGGCTTTTTTACTAATTATTCTGATGCTGGTTTAATGATTGATTTGTCTTGGCAGCAGAGTATTGCTAAAGCACACGCAAAGGGCATCTTAGACTACGCTGTGCAGCAAGGTGTAGTGTGGGAATAAAAAAGGCGCAAGTATCGCTCTTGCGCCTCTTAAACACCTTAAACATCAACAAACACTAATTAACAACTATATCCTGCAATAACTTATTTAATAATCTAACGGCAGACTCTTTCACATCTTCTTTCTCGTTGTTTATTTTAACTACTTGCCATAACAAAGATACCATTCTTTCTGGATTCATATACTTGTAAAATTGTTTGTTTCTTTCATCTTTTGAATTATAAAAAGATACAAGTGTTGATGCGGAGCTTACAACATTATTTGTCTTAATGCCCTTTGGATACTTTGCTATCATAGCTTCACAAAGTGCTATTTGCTTTTTATCCAGTCCATACGTTTTAGCAGCCATGTGTTCCAATTTTTAAAAGTGTAAGTTTAGTTTTCTCTTGTTTCATGCGATGTTCAATAATGCCCATAAACCATTTATCTTGTTTATTTTTATCTTTTAGCGATTCAGCAATATAAATCTTTTCAAGATTGTTAAGACGTTT